ATCCTACTGATAATAAACTTAATGCTTTACCTGCAGCTGCAAAACCTGCGGCCGATGCTATCATATCGCCAGCGGTAAATCCACTTTTTACTGCACCAACTATACTTTTAAAGAATCCTGAAACCCCTCCACCCTTAGGCGGACCTACGAATGCTAATTTAACACCTGCTAAAGTGGTTGTTAAATTTTTAGCATCATCAGTAGTAAAGTTAACACTTTTCATTGCTTTTAACCCTGGGGCTAATTCTTGTAATGCTAAACCTACTGCGCCAAAGGCCAATGCCCCTGCCCCAATTACTATGGAACCTAATCCTGCTGCTGCAAATTCTAAACCTAACATTAATAATAATGCACCTTGTATACCAATAGATTCTAATGAAGCATCTTTAGTTGCTTCTGCAAATGGAGTATATCCTAATCCAAATACAGCTAAACCAATACCCATTGCTATTAATGAAACTGCACCCATAAGAATAGTACCAGCAACCAATCCTAATAATGCAGTAGATATTCCTATACCAACTAAAATTCCTGCCTGTATTGCAATTGACCCAAGCGAAGGCGCAGTTGACGCGACGGCTAATGCAAATATAGCATAACCTACACCAAATACGATTAAGCCTAATCCCATCACAGCTAATGCACTAGCTCCTTTATTAATTTGTTTATCAACCATTCCTAATAAAGCTACTGAACCACCTATCAATACTAAACTAGCAACCATTCCTATTAATATAGCAGGTTGCATAAGAATAAAGAAAGTAACCAAAGCAAATCCGGCTAATCCAAATGCAAATGATTTAAGAGCATCACCAATATCATCTAAAGCATTAGCACCAGCTTTAATTTGTTTTTCTCCTTTACCTAATAAAAAGAATAACGGTACTAAAAGACCTACACTAATATAAAGTAAAGGAATTCCAATGGCAGCAGGAATTAAGAGTAGCGCTGATAATGCTAAGCCTTTTACAAATTTAAATATAGAATCACCTAAATTTCCTAAAACTATACTACCTGCCTCTACTTTTTTAGCATCCATTTCACCTAAAGTATTAACCATATCTACTACAAAAAGATTAAACTTTTTAATAGCACCTTTAGGAACTAACATAAATAATAGTAAGGCTTTAGCCATGTCAGATGTACCTGCTCCTAATATTTTAAAACCATTACCACCTTCAGCTAAACCTTTACCAGCACCTCCTTTACCACCCATAAGTGCAGACATCCCTCCACCTTTTTGGTTTTTCAGTAATTGAGTCTGTAATTGTAATTCAGCTAGAATAGCACCTTGTATTCCATCACCAACTTGCCCACTCGCAGTAATAGTCATGGTCAGCTTATCAATTGAGGTAGCAGTTGATTCTGTTGCTGCCGCAATCTTTGTTAGCGGATCCATTAAATCTTTTATTGTAGCAGTAGCCATTTAAAAATTATTTTTATAGTCTAGGCATATTTATTTTAGGCATAGAAGGTGCTCTTACAGATTTCATACTTCTATTGGCCTGGCCTTTTAGCCCATCCATATTGTATTTATCCGACGTCTCTTGCGTTTGTTGTTCTTCTTTCTTATTACGCTCTTTTAATAAATCATTATAGATTTCTAAAGTATATTCATATTCATAGAAAGGAAGCAAATCCAGCTCTGAAGGCTGAATATGCAACTTTTCCATAAGTAATACTCGAACCTTAAAGAAGTTCAGCAGAGATATCTGGAATAAGGAAGAGAGCTTTGATACCGCCGGGAAACGTGAGCGGTACGGTGACCTCCTCACCGCAGCTTTGACATGGGAATCCCATCTCCGGCTTTACGCCGATTTTCATATCCTCAGCTAATCTGTAGATAATTGTATATTTAGTAGCATCCCAGCCTTGAAAAGATGTTATAGTAGAAAAGATATCTTTATCAGACCATCCTCTCCATTCTCTTTGTAAATAAGGTAATGAAGACAATGATGATTTATCCCAGCTTTGTCCTTTCTCTTCTCTATCTCTCACGTAATCAGTTATAGCTCTCATAACACCAATTGTAGGTGGTGCCATTTTTATTATACCATAATTTTTAGTAGCAACAGAATAACACCTATCAGTCTCATCATAATATTTTTCTATCGAGTCAACAATTGTATTAAATTGTAAATTATTAGTTCTTAATTCAACAGTCTCTTGTGATTTACAATTTGATGATTTACATGACTTTTTACCAATAGGCATCATTAAAGTTTGTTCACCAGTTTTAAATGTTAGTTCTCTAATAGAAAGAATTAAGTAAATCCTATCCTCTTCTAATATATCTTTATAAGAACCTCGTGTTGCGCCATATTGTACTTTACTACATGATACGACTATATTATTTAAACCTTCGTCTACTTCTTTAAGATTATTTTCATCTATAGTAGAGAATGTTCTAATTTCAGCAACTTTAGCTGCCCTAATATGAATCTCAAAATCATCTCTATAAAATTTTCCTTTAGATGGAAATGATGAAAGATCTAATCTAGTATAACCAACTAACTCATTTATCTTTCTAATCTCTGGGTCATCTGGTTTTACGGTTTTTAATTGTCTGCTTGTATCTACTTTACCTAAGTCTTTTACAACTTCGTTTGGAGTTTCTACTGCTGTAGTATCTTCGACACCTTCAGCAGCTTCAAATTCCTTTTTAATGTTTTCTTCGTGCTCTTTTGACATATTTAATTAATTTTTGTTAATTGTTTCGCTGGTTTTGTTTCATCTACAATATGCTCTACAATTAATTGTCTAACATAGCGTGAGATGGCAACTGGTTTTATACCATGTTCCATTGCTTTTTGAATAATAATTTGATTAAGACTGTCTTCATCACCAGGTGTTAAAAGAACCTGTAATTTTTTAGTAAGTCTTTTCTTTTGTGGAATAAGTTCTTGGACTGTTTCATTAAATCCATATTTAGGATTATCTGCTTTAAACTTTTTAATCCAATACTCTACACGAGCCATAACAGTTGATAAAGATTCTTCATGGTCAAATGATTCCAATACTTTTCTATTAAAAGAAGTAGTACCAAAATCTTTAACTGCTCTTTTAATATATTTACCTGTCCCAAAGTTATTAGGATTGTCATTTACTGAATATCCTACATAAACTTTGTTAGTTTTTTGTTGTTGTAGTTTATATATGATCATATTTATATTATATAATTTATATTATATATTAGAGTGATGACAAAAAAACTGGGAATATTTTACTATTCCCAGTTTTAATTAGTTAATTAAGCTCCTACGTTCTCTTCAACCCAGTGATCACAACGATAAGTCATTGTTAATTCAGCAGGATCTTGAGTTTCATAATTCAATTCATCAACAAAATCAGGTTGTCCTGTAGGGAATATATCTTTAAATGTAATTTTTCTAAAGATATCACCTGCTCTGTTATATTGAACTACAATCATACTTCCAACGTAATCTTTCTTTAATCCCATTTCACCAGTTAATGGATCATAAATTAAATTATTCCAATTACGGAAAGTATTGTAGATAAAGTTTTCATTAGCTTCATTTAAGTTAAGGCTAAAGTTAAGAGTCAGATCGACAAAAGTTTGAGCCGGCATACCAGCATAAGATCTATCAGCAAATTTGTATTTTTGATTTACAGGATCGATTGATGGATTTAAGTTATTTAATCCTCCAATTGATTTTACTTGCTCTAAGATTAGACCAGTATCATCCCCTAACGGTGAAAATATAGTCACCTCAAATAGATTAGGCTGAATAGGTTCGTACCTTTGGCTACTGGACCTCGATTGGGTATAATGTGGTAACGGCATAGTTTATTTTGTTTTTTTATATATTCGTCTTCTTTAACCTCTTATTGGAAGTTTCCTGTACTAATTGCACCAGTTCTTAAAATAGTTGTTCTTTGTACAAGAATTTCCATTCCTCTTACTGGTTCAATATATGTATCTAGGATACCTACATTCTGGTCAATTACTTCCGGTGTATTATTTGTTTCATCCATTATATTTCTATAATCATAAACACCATCATCATTTTGAACAGTTGATAAGAAATTATCAGCTAATGTTTTTATTTCTAGTCTCGTTTGAGCTGTATTAAATTCAAATAAGTAGTTTTTAAGAATTGCTTCAATACCATCTTGGATATAAATTACAACCTCTCTAACATTAATTGAGCTTAACGCAGATTTTGGGACTTGTTGTGCAGTTTTATTTGCAAATATAGTTGGTCCTGTTCCACTTTGGAATACAATCGGATTTATTCCGAATGGCTCTAAGTAGTAACGATCTTCTGTATCAAGATTTAATTCTAAACCTACAACCCCATTTCCACCTATTACTCCACGTCTTACACCAGCCACGATTGACCAAGGTAATGCGTTTTCATATTTAAGAATGTAATTATTTGATACATAAGCCGCAGGAGGTACATTAATGTTCTTACCTAAATCTCTAACAGTTATGAATGGATAATAATATCCACCGAAAGATCCACCGCTTGTTGCAGAAGGTAATGAAAATCTAACTGTTGGATTCAATGCAAGATCCCCGCCTGTTGATATAAATCTAGAGGATAAACCGCCAGTTAGGTCTGTAAAGCTTGGATCTGTATTTGCTTTAAAATCTTTAGCTGATGGGGAATTAACGATTGCAAATGCGTTCTTTCTAGTCATACATAAATTAGTATAAATAGCTTTACAATTTGCTTCGATTCCATTTCCATAAGTATCTACTACATAACGGAAGTTTATTGTTTCTCTATCAGTTAAAGCTTTAAATAAATTTGTTCCACCTAATATTGGACTTAAACATTTATTTTGTCTTTGGTTTGATCCATCTGGTACATGTTTAGTTGGATCTAAAGCAAAACCAGGTAATTCAAATATATTAAGGTAATCAACCCATGAATCAATTGGATAGTATAGTTCTACTTTTCTTTGTGCAGGAGGGCCAGTTAAAAGATTTACTTCAACTTCTGATTGGCAAGTAACTAATAATGCAGTTGTTCCTGCAGGTATAATTGGATATTCTGTTGGTGTTAGTCCACCTACAACAGAATTAATCCTTGTTAATCTAGATGGTTTACCTCCAACCGTACCACTATAATGAACTAAATAATTCCCTACAATAATATCAGCAGCTTCTGGTGAAGTTGTTGCAATAAGGATTTCATTTGGTTTTAACGTTGGTTCATTTAAAGTATCCCCTACAATATCTATAGTAAGATTATTAGCACCTTTTAAAGTTTGCACATTTAAACAATTTGCAGCAGCATAAGCTAAAGTAGACAGTTGGAACAATCCAGTCCCATCTAATGTAAATTCAGCTTTTGGTGTTAGATTAGCATATGAATCTTCTTGGTAAGGTGTTATTCTTACAGAAGGTAAATAGTATGCAGAATCAGAAATTTTAATTGTATTAGCAGCAGTAGTTGGTCCACCTGTATGGATGTAACCATAATCTACAGCATTCATTACTAAATAAGAAGTATAAAATTGTCCGGCATCAGCATAAACAGCTTCATCCCCATCAGTTAAAACACCGTTAGCAAATTGCTTCATTATTGTTGATCCATAAGAACCTATAATTCCAGCAGCTCCACCTGTTGGGTTTTCATCTGCTATAAAATTAAAGTCTCCTTCATTAATATATGTATAACTACCAGCTAAACCTATTATAAAATCAGCTGCTTGAGTTGATCCTACATCTGATAATAATACAGTTACAGTAGTACCTACAGTTTGTACAGATGTTACTGGTACATATTCTCCAGTTACTGGATCTAATATAAATGATCCTACTGCTGTAGATGTATTTGCAGTCATTGCGCTAAATGCATCCCAGATAGCATCACCTGCAACTCCAGTTATTTGTAATTGTATTCCACCAGCAGTTGGAGTAGATACTGTTATAGTATTTCCTGTATTTGTTACTACAGTTCCAGCTTCTACTGTTCTACAATAATTTAAATCAGAAACAATAGATCCACTGTATGATAAGAAATTAACATCGTCTTGGCTACCAAACGCTGTAGCAGCTTCAAGATTATGTCCTACCATATCAATTCCACCAGGAACACCGTCTATTAATATATCTCCACTAAATAAATCTTCATTTACAGTAACGAATAATCCTGTTGATGCAGTATCAGCATTAACAACTTTTTCAACGAAAAGGTTATTACCTAATAAATCTACAAAATCAGGAAGTAAACATGCAGTATATGTTGCTCGTAAATTTACTTCAGATTCATTAAAGAATTCTTGTAACATAGTATCAGTATTATCAGAAGGAAATTTCTTTCTTTTAATACCTTGTGTTGGGTCAAAATATTGTTGGAATGTTGGGTCAGCATTAAACCTAGAATAAGGAGTAGTTGTTCCAAAGGCTCCACCAAAGTTACCTTCTAATACAAAGATATCTACAAAGAAGTCAGATATTAAACTGTCTTTGTCTAAATATCCAGGTACATTTGCAGCACCATACCATTCTTCAACTGTTACTTGGTAAGGTAAAACATTAGTTGGTGCAGATTTTTTAGCAATTACAGAAATAGGATTTTGTCCTAAATTAGTAACATCTAATAAATCATTAACTGTTAATGAACTTAATGTAGATGTATTAGCTCCAACGTTAGTTAAAAAATCTGTTGTTGAAGGATACCAAAATTTATCTCTATTATAAAATTTTGCAAATTCATAATCAGCACCTTCATTAGCTTGCGTTTCTGGAGTAGCTGCTGTTGCAAAACGAACAGCATTTACTTTATCAGTTGCATTTAAGCTAAGTAAGTTAAGTGCCAGAATAGGACCTCTTTCCAATGCAGCTAAACAGCTTCTATGGAAGAAAGAATCTTTTCTTTCTAAGTTTCTATCTATATCACCGTATACTTGCTTAAAGAAAGCAGTATCTGGTACAAAGACTGGGGTATTAAACGGACCTCTCTTTGAAAAACCGACTACCAGTCGTGTTTGATTTGCAGGAATACTTACTACTTGACTTTTATCAAATTCAAAGCGGTATGTTCCTGCAGCCTTAAGAGAAGCGATTTTCGGATCTAGTGCCATCTTATATTATATTTTTTTATTATTTGTTTTTTTATATATCCACCAAGCAACTACTTTTTATACTAAGTCATAGATATCAAAATTGAGATTTCCACCCTTGGAATCCTTTTCAAGAATTTCATCAATTTGTAATTGTATAGATTCATCTGTTACATCATATATCTCTTCAACAAAATCTGAATAATCTAAAGTAGTAAAGAACTCAGAGCTATTTATACAAGTCATGATTAAATCATCGTTACCTAACTGCCCTGCATATGACCCATTAGGTAGCTTACCAAATGTTGAAGATTCTTTAACAGTGTCTTTATCAAAAATTTTAATTTTATTTTGGGTAATATATTTTTTAAAATTTTGGCAAAAAATAGGTTTATTATCTTTCTTTACTTTTAAACCAAATCTTTTAGTGTTAGCATCTACTCTATGTTTAAATTTAACAACAGATTCTTCATCAAAATTATTTCTTTGTGGAAATACTGTTTCCATTCTTTTTATTAATTCACCACCAAACATATTCCATTCTATAATAAGTTTTACATTTTCAGAATAAAATAAATCAAATCCTAAAATGTATAAAGTTTTTGCAAATTCTTCAATAGTATGGGAATTACTTCTAAATCTTCCTACTTGTGATATACCAAAAAAGTCAACAAAACTACCTGGTGTAGTTACACCCTTCCAATCTGATTTTTCTAGCATTTTTATTTGAAAGATATTAATAACTGAATAATCTCCACCTGTCCCTTCTGCAATATCTACAGAGAATACCCAATAATTATAATCTTCCTCTATTTCATCTAAATTAAATTCAGGGTGCCATAACATACCAGAATAATCAATCTCCGCATCATCAAATTCAGGAATTTCTTGGTGAACAAATTCTATCTGTCCTTTTACTAACTTTTTTAAATTTGCAGCACTTAATAATAATGAAGAGTTAGCAATAAATTGATTTCCATATTGCCTATTAAAAGCTTCATCACTACCTAGGTTTGAAACTTCTTGTTTCATCCATGCATCATCCCTACCTGGAACATCCCACCAATCAACTCTGAATGGTGTGTATTCACTTAATCCTTTATCAGCTGCTGTATAAATGTCATAGAACTTATTAAAACCATTAGGTGTACTAGTTATTATTACTTTTGAATTAGTAGATGCTGATACTGTTGGGTATACATTTTCATAAAAGGTATTTACAAAGTTTGCAGGTATATGTGCAAACTCATCCATAAATAATAAATGAATAGTAAAACCGATTGCTGCTTTCTTAGTTGTTGTCTGGCCTATAATTCTACAACCATTATCAAACTTGGAATTAAATACATCCCATTTAAGAGTACC